AAACAATGGTCGTTAATCCGTCCAATGCAGATGACGTTACATTTATAAGCACAGCATCTGATTATCTTTCTTTGGGTCTAGCTGCATGGGAAGATGTAGCTATTGTAGCTAAGAACGCAGACATATATAAATCTGGCGGTTCTGGTTTTACTAAAATAAATGTACCTGACTACGGAACACCCTTAGTAGATGGCGGTAGTCAAACAGGTACAAGCCTTGTAATAGATGGGCTGGATACTGCACCACAAGCAGGTGATGTATTTAAGATTGCTGGCATTGATTTAATTTATACAGTAACAGCTAATGCAACAGTAACATCAGGCAGTGCTACATTAGCTATTAACCCAGCACTAGCAAGTAGCCCAGCAGATAACGCAGTAATTACGTTTCTGTCTACTAGCAGAGAAGATGCAAACAGAACTAGATTTGCTAAGTACAACTTTAACGGTACTGAAAAAATTGTAATTGTTGATGGTTTAAATGAACCAGCACTATATGACAACACTACCTTTACAGTTTTACTTGATGCACCAACAGATGTTATAGGTGCAACATTTGTAGCAGAAGTTAAGAACCACTTATTCTTTGCTAAAGGTTCTGTGCTTACATTTACTGCACCTTATACAGATAGTGATTTTACTGTTGCTAATGGTTCCGGCTCAATCAATATCGGTGGTAGAATTACCGCACTGGCAGTATTCCGGCAACAGCTAATTATCTTTACTGAATCTAGTATTCACCAACTAACTGGCAATACAATCGCAGACTTTACACTGCAACCAATTACAACAGATATTGGATGTATTGATTCAGACACAGTGCAAGAGATTGCTGGTGATATTATGTTTCTTGGTCCAGATGGACTTAGACTGTTAAGTGGTACAGATAGAATTGGAGACTTTGGACTAGCATCTGTATCTAAAGCAATCCAAAGTGACATGACTTCGTTTGTCTCTAACAACACATCATTTAGTAGTTGTGTAGTACGAGAAAAGTCACAGTACAGAATATTTGGATTTAACAATAATATTACACAGGAAAACTCACAGGGAGTTCTTGTGACACAGTTTGCCCCGCAGGGCGGTGAAGGCATGGCCTTTGCGGAACTACGTGGTATTAGGTCGTATGTATCTGACAGTGACTATAACTTAAATGTTGAAGTAGTACTGTTTTCAAACGATGATGGCTACTTGTATCAGATGGAAAGTGGCAACTCATTTGATGGTCAAAATATCAAAACAACATTTGCTACACCTCACTTGCCTATTAGTGACCCACGTAAACGCAAAACATTCTACAAGTTATTCTTGTACACTGACCCACAAGGTAGCGTTGCATTTGATGTAAGTTTAAAACTTGACTTTGATAGTCAGGGTACTATTCAGCCACCACCTATTAGTATTCTTAACACACAAGGTACTGTTGGCTTTTTTGGTAGCGGCACATTTGGTGTCACACGATTTGGTACTAAGCTACTTAAACTATTCCAAACGCAAGTTATAGGCTCTGGATTTACTGTGTCATTTCAATTTGAATCAGATGACCAAAACCCGCCATATTCAATTGACGCATTAACGACTGAATATGCAATTCACGATAGAAGGTAAAAACTATGGGAACAGGCTATACCAGAAACGATACCGTTAACAATATTGCTGACGGTAACATTATTAACGCTGCAGACTTTGATGGTGAATATGATGCCATTGAAGCGGCGTTTAACAGTAGCACAGGACACACGCACGATGGTACATCAGGCGAAGGTGGTCCAGTTACTGTGCTTGGACCTGCCCAAGACTTTGTAGCAAGTACCACAGAGATAAAACCTAAAACAGATGCTACACTTGATATCGGTACTAATCTACTACGATTTAAAAATTTATACCTATCTGGTTCGGCTAGTTTAGGTACGGTTGATATTGATGCAGGTACTATTGACGGTACACCTATTGGCGGTACAACTCCTGCTGCTGGTACATTTACTAATCTTGTAGCCAATACTGATTTAACATTAGCCAGTGGTTCTACCGTAACTGCTATCCTAGATGAAGACACAATGACTTCTGACAGCGATACTGCGCTGGCAACACAGCAGTCTATCAAAGCCTACGTTGATTCACAGATTACATCAAATAACGAACTAAGTGAAATCCTTGCTAATGGTAATATTACTGCTGGTACTGGAATTGACCTTATTGACAACGACAAGATTCGCTTTGGTACAGGTAATGACCTAGAGATTTTCCATAACGCTACTGACAGCATTATTAACGACAGTGGTGCTGGTAGCCTTAAACTGCAGCAAGCAGGTGCTACAAAGCTAGAAGTAACAGCAACAGGTGTTACAGTATCGGATGACCTTGTTGTAAATGATGATGTCTCTTTGTCTTCTGACGGTGCTATTATTAACTTAGGTGCTGACGGCGAAGTAACGCTTACACATCAAGCTGATGTAGGTGTACTGCTTGACGTAGAGAATAGCACAACTAATGGTGTCACAGATGTATTGAAGCTGCAAGCTAAAAGCACAGGCACACCTGCTGTTGGTATTGGTGTAGGTGTTGAGTTTTCAACTGAGACTGCAGCAAGCACAATTGAAACAGGTGGTGTCATTGAATCTGTAGCTACGGGCTTGACACCTACGGCTGAAGAATTTGACATGGTATTCAAAACTATGTCAGCAGGTGCTACTGCAGCAGAACGCCTGAAGCTGAATGGTAATGGTGCAACCATTGGTAACATCAATGTTGATGGCAATACTATTATTAGCACAGATACCAATGGTGATATTAACCTAACACCTAATGGTGCTGGTGAAGTAAACATTTCCAAAGCAGACATTGACGCTGGTACTATTGATGGTGTTACAATCGGTACAGCTAGTGCAGTAACAGAACTGCAGGTAGACAATCTAAACCTAAACGGTAATGCTATTACCAGCACAGATACCAACGGTAACATTGCAATAACACCAAACGGTACTGGCGAAGTTGATATTACCAAAGTAGACATTGCTGCTGGTGAGATTGATGGTACAGTAATAGGTGCTAACAGTGCAGCAGCAGGTACGTTTACTAATTTGACTGCAAGCACAGACTTGACACTTGCTACTGGTGCAACTGTAACAGCCATTCTTGATGAAGATACAATGTCATCTAACAGTGACACGGCTCTTGCTACACAGCAGTCTATTAAGGCGTATGTAGATAATTCACTAGGTGCAGCAAGTAATGTGACAGCAACTGGAATCACTTTTGAAGGTGCAACTGCAGATAGCATCACAACAACACTTGCTATCACTGACCCTACAGCAAACAGAACCTTCACATTTGGTGATGAATCAGGAACTGTGTCTACACAGGCATTTGCAAATGGTGCGGCTGTTGCACTAGCTATTGCATTAGGATAATAAAAAGTACTTGACAAACCATTACAAATATGGTATAATTAGTGTACATTTGGAGTAAAATATGGCAAACGCTTTTTTATGTGAGACAGATACAGCAGTAGGTACATCACCTGCTACCATTTATACCTGTCCTTCAAGCACAGAAACCACCATCATTGGTCTGAGTATCTCTAATATTGTTACATCACAAATTCTGGTAGACGTACAGCTTGACGCTTCAACTCGTACTTCTGGTGCAGAAGACAGTGTGTATCTAGTTAAAGATGCCCCAGTACCTGTTGGTGGTTCTTTAGTTGTGGTTGGTGGAGACCAAAAGGTAGTTATGGAACCGGGTGATACTTTAAAAGTAACATCCGATACTGCATCATCTGCTGATGTTGTCTTGAGCCATCTTGATATTACGTAAGGAATAAGTAATGCCGTATCTAGGTAATCCACCTGCTGCTACTTATAGTACAATCAATTATCAAGATTTAACTGGTGGTAGTGGTACAAGTTTTACCCTTGACCATTCTGTTGCTAACGAGAATGAGATTGAGGTATTTGTAAATAATGTGCGTCAAGAGCCTAGCGTATCATATACTACTGCTGGTACTGCTCTAACTATGACAGGTAGCATTACCGCTACTGATGATTTCTATGTAGTGTTTCAGGGCAAAGCGCAACAAACTATTACACCCGGCGCAGGAACAATTACTAATGCAATGTTTTCTGCTGGTATCTCATTAGGTGGTGGCACATACAAAGGTGAGAATGGTGAGGTTAATGCTGGTGGTGGTGACATCTTCCGTGTGCATCAACAGCAACTAGATACTGACACCACCATTGATGCAGATGAAAATGCTCTTTGTGCAGGGCCGTTGACAATCGCAACAGGGGTAACACTGACGGTAACATCCGGCGGTAATCTGGTGATAGCATGAGTGAATTAAGAGCAGACACAATCACAGGTAGTGATGGCACCAGTCCTGTCACGCTGACTAAGCAGAGTGCAGCAAAAGGTTGGTGTACATTTGATGGTACGGCAGGAACACCAACTTTTAACGATAGTTTTAATGGCAGTTCAATCACAGATAATGGCACTGGCGACCAAGCAATGAATTTAACAAATGCTATGACCAACGCAAATTATCCCGCTTCTTTTTTAGGTAACGCAAGAAGTCAGTTTGGCACACCAGCAAATTCGCATACCTCTTCTTCAGTTTGTACTATTAGAAGCACAAATATAAGTGACGCTAATAACGACAATAGTTTTGTGCAGATAGTTATTCACGGAGACCTAGCATGAGTGAGATAAAAGTAGATACCCTCACAGGCAAGACCACCGCCAACGACATCACCGTGACTGTTGGTGCTACTGCTACTATGTCTCTGGAACAGGGGTTGGCGAAGGTTTGGGCAAACAATGAACTTTCCGGCACAGCATCAGTGCAAGACAGTTTTAATCAGTCTAGCATTTCGGATGATGCTCAAGGAAAACTTACAATGTCCTTTTCTACTGCTATGAGTAATGCAAATTATTCACCAGCGGGTATGTCTGTTAACGCATCAGGTGCCACTGCTTATGCTTCAAGTGTTCACATTGGCGCAACAATGAGTACAACACAACTACAGGTTTATTTTGCCTACACTGACCCAACTAGTGGTGCTTGGTATGATGTGCCTAAATCTGGTGTGACCATAAATGGAGACCTAGCATGAGTGAGATAAAAGTAGATACCCTCACTGGCAAGACCATTGCTGGTAACATAACTATTACTAGCACAGGCGGTGCAGCAACCTTCACACTGAATAATTGCTTACCTGCTTGTTGGGCAAGAATAAACCACGACATCGCTACAATAAGTGACAGCGTTGGGGTTTCTAGCTTTACTGATACTACAACAGGTCAAGGTCAAGTGTTTTTCACGAATAATATGGTTAGTTCAACAAGCTATGCAACTGCTGTAGACAGTCAAAACGAGTTAGCAAACAATGATGTTTGTAATTATACATTAGCAGAAGCAACAGCATCATATCAATATTATACGATTGAAAACAACGGATTTAGAGACAAGGGCAATGTTTCTACGTTTGTTATCGGGGAGATTGCGTAATGGCAGGTAAAATTGTAGCAGATACGCTGGAACACAGCACCGCTGGGTCAATCGCCACGAACTATGTTGTTAATGGTAGTGCGAAGGCGTGGGTAAATTATGACGGAACAATAACGCCAGCGGTGCGGGACAGTTTTAATCACAGCAGTATCACAGATAATGCAAACGCAGACCATACGATTACACACACAAACGCTTTTGCTACTGCAACAGATTATTTAGCAATAGGAACTGGCGGTTATACTGCGGATGGTGCGGCAGGTGGGCATATTGGTTTTGATAGAATTTCAGCAAATGGTAATGAATCAGCACCTACCA